CTTGAAGTTCGTGCCGAAGGTGATGGCAACACGCTTGTAGGTTACGCAGCAATCTTTGATTCACCATCAGAGCCGATGCCGTTCACAGAATATGTGAAGCGTGGTGCGTTCTCAAAAACTTTGAACGATGGCGCAGATGTTCGCCTACTTATTGATCACGAAGGAGTGCCATTGGCTCGCTCAAAATCAGGCACACTCGCCTTAGAGGAAGATGAGCGTGGCTTGCGTGTTGAAGCAGAACTTGACCCAAGCAACCCTGACGCTGCACGAATCATCTCAGCGATGAAGCGAGGCGACTTAAACCAAATGAGTTTTGCTTTCCGCACGATCAAAGATAACTGGTCAGATGATCGTTCAGTTCGTGAACTTCGTGAGGTTCAGTTGTTTGATGTGAGCGTGGTTACTTTCCCTGCATACGAAGAAACGGTGGCAGAGTTGCGTAACGCTTCTGCACCTGTTACTATCGCACCGACTTCCTTAATGCGTTTGCGAAAATCGCAGATCGCTTTAGAGAAGTTACGCAGCCGTTAAACAGCCGAACATTTGTTCACTGAGTTTTGACACTCCGAAGAAAACAAAAACCATAAGACCATTGGAGGTCGTAATGTCATTTAGCACAACACTTATTGAAAAGCGTGATGCTGCACTTGCAAAGGCTGAAGCAATCGTTTCGGCAGCAACAGCAGACGCACGAGAACTAACAGCAGACGAAGATGTTGAGATCACTTCAGCACTTGCCGATGTTCGTTCACTTGATGAACAAATTGAAAAGCACACTGAACTTGAAAAGCGTTCAGCAGAAGCAGCAGAACTTCGCAAAGAAAAGAAGTTTGATGTTGCTGTCGGCGGAACAGTCGTAAAGTCAGAGGCTCGCACCTACTCGCCACAAGCAGGGTCATCGTTTATTGCTGATGCTTTCGCAGCACAGTTCAATAACGATTATTCAGCACAACAGCGTCTTGCTCGCCATATGAACGAAGAAAAGATTGAACGCCGTGATGTAACCAGCGCAAACTTTGCTGGTTTGATCGTGCCTCAATTCTTGACTGAGTTGGCTGCACCGTTCGCTCGTGCAGGTCGTGTAACAGCCGATCTTGCTCGCAAGCATCAACTCCCTGAATCTGGTTTAACAATCAGCCTCAGCAAAGTAACAACAGGTTCAGCAACAGCAGCACAAACTGAAGGTGCAGCAGTTCAAGAAACCAATATGGATGACACGAAACTAGATATCAGCGTTGTAACAATCGCTGGTCAGCAAAATGTCAGCCGTCAATCACTTGAGCGTGGAACAAACATTGACAGCCTTGTAATGGCTGACCTTGTTTCTTCATACAACACGGTTTTGAACACAGCAGTAGTTGCTGAATTGTTCTCATCGGCTGGTCAGGCTGTAACTTATACAGACGCTTCACCAACTGTTGCGGAACTTTATCCAAAACTTGTTGATTCAATTCAGAAAGTTCAAACAACTTTCTTTGCTGGACCAAATGTGATGATTATGCACCCACGCCGACTTGCGTTTATCTTGGCAGCAGTTGATGGTCAATCACGACCACTCGCTGTTCCAACACCAACAAGTTCAGGTCAGCCTGCATACGCATACGGTTCAGGTGCAGCGCAATACGGCAATTCTGGTTACAGCATTCTTGGATTGCCTGTTTACACAGACGCAACAGTTGCAACCAACAAAGGCGCAGGAACAGATCAAGACACCATCTACATCGGCAATTCGCAAGAGTTGCACTTGTGGGAACAGGGTGATGGAACACCAATGATGCTTCGCTTTGAACAACCAAAGGCTGCTGAACTTGATGTAACGATGATTGTTTACGGCTACAGCGCAGTGACAGCAAATCGTTATCCAAATGCTTGGGCACAAATCAATGGCACTGGATTAATCACACCGACATTCTGATCTAGGTCAGAAATCGCTTAAAGGTTGCTGATATCCTTCGGGGTGTCAGCAACCTTTAGCATTTACGGAGTATTTATGAGCAAACAAATTGATGCCCTGCTTCAAGAACGGGCAGCCTATGTGAAACGCAATCTGCCGAAGCGTGTTGAATCTGTTGATGCTGCTTTGCGTGAACTAGGTTTTGACAACAAATATATGAGCAAAGAACCACAGATTGAGACAGCGAGCATTGAAGTTGAGGTTGAGAAATCAGTTTTGAAGCGTGGTAAAAAGAAGAAGGCATAGCCAATGGCAATCACGAATGGTTACTGCACTTTGGCAGAACTGAAAGCAGCCTTGCGAATCACTGATTCAACAGATGACACGCTTCTAGAGAACGCTATTGAATCGGCTTCACGCCGAATTGATGGCTACTGTGGCAGGTTTTTTTATCAGACCACCAGCACGGCTGTCCCAATGTTCCCTTTCAACGAATATTTACTGGTGTTTAACAGAGATGTAGCGACTACAACTATCACGATCAAAATTGATTCAACAGGTGATGGCACTTACGCTCAGACTTTGACGCAAGGCACAGATTATGTTTTGCAACCACGAAATGTTCCGATCTTCCCACGCCCTTACGAGTCGGCACGAATGGTTGGTGGCAATACCTTTCCGCTTCTGACTACGCCAGCATTTGAAACGGTGCAAGTTACAACGGTTTGGGGTTGGGCTGCTGTTCCTGACGATGTGAACCAAGCAACAATTCTGCTCGCTATGCGCCAGTTCGCACGACTCAATGCTGCTTTAGGTGTGGTTGGTTTCGCAGATATGGCGATCACGGTTCGGGCTGTTGATCCTGATGTGCGTGATCTTCTCTCGCCATATCGCAGGTTCGGTATCGCTTAATGCCTGCCACCGTATCTCAGGTAGCTTCAGGACTTGCTACACGCCTCGCTACGATCTCTGGCCTTCGCACTTCGGCTTATCAGCCTGAGCAACTGAATCCGCCGTTTGCTTTCCCTACTTTGAATTCAATCAACTATCACAGGGCGATGGGCGGTGGCGATGTCGTGATGGATTGGACTGTGAATGTGGTGGTCGGCAGATATGTTGATCGTAATTCGTTCACGATTCTTGATGGTTTTCTTTCTTATTCTGGTGCGACAAGTATTCGTGCAGCGATTGAAGGAGACAAGACGCTTGGTGGCGTTTGTCAAACTTTGGTGCTACCATCGGGTGCGAACATAACAAGTTTAAGTTCTGCTGACGCAGAGTTTTTACAAATACAATTCCAAGTAACGGTTCACGGATAGGACATCAAATGGCTAACTATAAAGTGATGAGCGAAAATTGCACTCTAGGTAAACAGGGTGAAACAATTAGCGCAGAAGATCTTGATGGAGTAAATGTTGATGCGCTGCTTGACGGTGGACATTTGGCTGAAGTTAATGTTAAAGTCTTAAAACAAGACACGAAAGAAACGGACAAATAGTTATGGCAGTTTTAGTTTTGACAGATGCAGTTATCACGGTGAACTCAATTGCATTGAGTGATCACGCCAATAGTGTTACTTTGAATTATGAGATTGACTCCGTTGAAACAACGGCATTCGGTTCAACAGGGCACAAGTTCACGGGTGGGCTTCAAAATAATTCTTTGGACATTGAATTTATGCAGGACTTCGCAGCATCAAATGTTGAAGCAAGTGTTTATCCACTTGTCGGCACAACGACCACAGTTAAGGTCAAGCCAACATCGTCTGCAACAGGTGCAACAAACCCTGAATACACTTTGACGGGGTGCTTCCTCGCAGCGCATACACCAGTGGGTGCAGCCGTTGGAGAATTGGCAATGACTTCACTAAGTTTCACTGGTGGCGTTTTGACAAAGGCAGTTGCTTAATCTAAACAAATAAATCAGAAGGAGAACGAATGAAAATCGCTTTACAAGTTGAATACCTAGACGGCACGATTGAACCTGTTGATGCTGTGTTCGCTGACTTTGTTGGCTTTGAACGCACTTGGCAAAGATCAGTTGTCAAGTTTGAAACAGAGATGCGCCTAACCGATCTTGCTTGGTTGGCGTGGTCAGCATTGACGCACCGACAGAAAACTAAATTGAAGTTTGACCCTGATTGGATTGCGACTGTGGCGCAGGTTATTCCACGAGATGAGAGTGAAAGCCCTTTAGAGAAATAAAGTTTGGTGATGATTCAGCGCATTGGCTGATCGCTCATCTGGCTCACGAATACCATATTGCGCCTTCGCTTCTTTTGAATGAGAGCGAATCAATGTTGAACACGATGCTCGCTTACCATAACTGGGTGGTGAAGCAAGCGAATCGCAGACGCAGATAGTTGTATGATATGCGCCTATGGCTAACGAGATACAGTTTTATGGCATCAATGAAACGCTGTTCTATCTCAAGAACTATGAGAAAGAACTGTATCAACAGTTCAAAAGCGATCTAGCAGATGCAGCGAAACCATTAACTACTCTTGTTGGTTCAAGGTTTCCTTCTACTGCTTTACAAAATTGGCATAGTTCTGGTGGTCGTGTAGGTGTGAAACGGTTGCCACCTTATAACGGTGGAAAAGCACAAACGAAAGTTAAAGGTATCGCTGGTGGTGCTACATCAAAAAATGCTCAAGGTGGTAGGGCGATCTTGCGTATTCAACAAATGGATGCAGGCGGTCAAGTTTATGATTCGGCAGGTGTCGGAAGTTATGAATCAAGAAAATCAACTTTGATTCAAAACTTAGATAAGCACACAAAGGTGAAAAGTGTTCGTGGTAAAACAAGAAGCCGTATAATGTTCGGTGCGGTAAACGCAAACAAGAACTTGATTGAAGAAGCAGTTTTGAAAATAGTTAAAAGTGTTGATGATCAAACCACAAAAAGAATTAACGATTAGGGCACGAGGTAACTGATGGCTGTTGGCATTAACATTCTGACCGATTTTGATTCAAAGGGAATATCAAAAGCGATCACCGAGTTCAAGAAACTAGAGACAACTGGTGAGCAAGCGTCTTTCGTTCTTAAAAAAGCGTTCCTGCCTGCTGTCGCTGCGCTTGGGGCTTTAGCGTTCGCAGGTGTTAAGGCTGCTCAGGCTGCTGCTGCCGATGAACTTGAGCAAGCGAAGTTGGCACAAACATTAGAAAAGGTTACTGGTGCTTCATCTGCGACTGTTGCTTCTACTGAGCAGATGATTGAAGCGATGTCTCGTGCTTCGGGAACTGCTGACACAGAACTTCGTGAGGCTTTGAGTTCGCTGGTTATTGGTTCGGGCGATCTCGCTAAAGCACAAACTGGTTTGGCTTTGGCACAAGATATTGCTACTGCTTCAAATCTGCCGTTGCAGTCTGCTGCCGATGCTGATGAAACGTTTAAGAGAGATCCGCGCGATTTTGCATTGTGGAAAGCGGCAAAGACTGGCGATCCATCGTGGCCAACACCGTGGGGAGCAGGGCGTCCTGGCTGGCATCTGGAATGTTCTGCCATGGCACATGCATATCTCGGTGAAAGTTTTGATATTCACGGTGGCGGTCTTGATT